CTTCTTTAACAATATTTTGCTTGACTTTAAACTATCTGTGTGTTAGAATATGGAATATTAAAAAGGAATACTTACTATGGCTTTGCCAGTATTTGATGTAACATGGCTTCCAGAAGAAGGGGCATCTAAGTCTTTAGCTCCCAGAGTTAAGAGAGTTGCGTTTGGTGACGGATATGAACAACGCACAGCTGATGGCATTAACATTATGCTTGAAACTTGGGGTGTTATGTTCAAAGGCGACCCAGTTAAAATCCAAGCTATTGACGACTTCCTAAAAGCTAGAATGTCTCTTGAAGCCTTCACTTGGACAACTCCTGAAAATGTCTCTATTGCTGTGACATGCGAATCTTGGAGTCACACTTGGGATAACTTCGGATGGCACACCCTGCAAGCTGAATTTAAACAAAAACCAGAAAAATAATAAAGGAAACATATGTCCATACTTGGAGAACTTTCTGCTTTCAATGGCGGACAATGGGTTGAGCTGTTCGAGATTGATCTCACAAAATATGGACAACCTATTTTCCGAATTCACAACGGTGTTAACGGACTGTACGAACCTGTCGTATGGCAAGGCAACACCTACCAACCTTTCCCTGTTCAAGCATCTGGTTTTGAAGCGAGTTCTGACAGATTTGCAAGACCAAAGCTTGCTGTTGCTAACGTAACGGGCATCATCTCCGCAGCGCTCAAAGATTTCAATCAACTCCTAGGCTGTAAGTTTACACGAAAACGCACAATGGTGAAATACCTCGATGCTGTAAACTTCGCAGGAGGTGTAAACCCCACAGCCGATTCAACACAACAACTTCCACCTGATGTTTACTTTATAGCACAGAAGACAAAGGAAGACAAGTATTCTGTTGAGTTTGAGCTTTCATCTGCTGTGGATTTGCAAAGCGTGATGATTCCTCGTAGACAGGTAGTGAGTAACCTTTGCACTTTCAAGTATCGTGGTGAAGAGTGCGGCTATACGGGCGGTGCTGTAGCAACGTCAAATGACCAACCGACAAATGACATTAATTCCGATGCCTGCTCTAAAACTGTAACGGGTTGTAAATTCCGATTCGGGGAGTTTGGTGAATTGTCTTTCGGTGGTTTTGTTGGCTCATCTTTGATTAGGACAAGCTGATGTTCACTGACAAAATTAAAGCTGCGGTTAAAGCCCACGCGCTCGCCGAATACCCGCAAGAGACTTGCGGGTTGGTGGTGGTTGTCAAGGGCAGGAGTAAATACATTCCTTGCAGAAACATTCATGAAAAGCCAGAACACTTCTTCTATGTATCTCCCGAAGACTTCGTAAAAGCTGAAAGTATTGGAGAGATTGTTGCAGTTGTTCACTCACACCCTATTACATCGAGTAAGCCCAGTGTTGAAGATGAAGTTGGCCAAGCGGAAGATGAAATTCCTTGGCTGATTTATAGTGTAAAAGACGATACATTCACAGAGTTTTCTGACTGCACAAAGCCACCATTGTATGGTAGGCAATATATCCATGGCTCTCTGGATTGTTTGAGTTTCGTTCGTGACTTCTACCTACAAGAGATGAAAATCTTCATTAACAACTACCACAGAGATGATGAATGGTGGAACAAGGGGCAAAACCTTTATCTTGATAATTACGAAGTCGAAGGTTTTTATGTTATCAAAGATATGTCTGAAATGCAATATGGGGATTTGCTGCTACTAACAATGCAGAGTAACGTTGTAAATCATGGAGCCATCTATCTCGGTAAGAATAAAGTTGGGCATCATCTGACAAACAGACTGAGCAGTGTTGACATTTATGGTGATTTTCTAAGAAGTAGGACACGTTACATATTGAGGCATAAAGATGCTAAAAAAGATTAAACTATTAGGCCATCTTGGGAAGAAGTTCGGAAGAGAATATTCATTCGATGTTGCATCTCCAGCTGAAGCCGTAAAAGCCCTTTGCCATCAAGTGAGAGGTTTTAGGGAGTATATGCAAAAAGGTGCGGGTAAAGAGCGTAGATTTAAAATTGTTGTTGGAAAAAATCCACTCACTGATATTGAGAGACAATTTCACATGTGTGTGGATAGTGATATTTCCATCGTCCCTATTGTAAAAGGAGCTGGCGGTTTGGTTGAAACTGTAACGGGATGGTGGATGACGCTCGCCAACATTGCTTATGAAGTATTTTCAAACACATTGGCAGGTAGGCTTCTAAATGGAATAATGGAACCTAAAAAAGCCGATTCTCCCGTTGAAAGGAACAAGAATGACGACAGGAGCTATTTGTTTAACGGTGCTGTTAACACTACTCAACAAGGTCAACCAATTCCAATCGGGTATGGGAGAATGAAGATCGGTAGTCAGGTGGTAAGCGCATCTCTGTCTACAACACAAATTGCAATTTAACACGGGAAGGAATTTATGGCAACATTTATTGCCGGAGCTGGCGGCGGTGGCAAAGGAGGTGGCGGAAGTGCCCGTGTTGCCGTAGAAGCGCCAAACACACTGAAGTCTAAAAGCTATGCCAAGATTGTAGAGGTGTTGTGCGAAGGGGAAATTGAAGGATTGGCCGAGGGTATGCAAAGCATTTTCCTTGAGAACACCCCACTCCAGAATGCTGACGGAACATTCAATTTTGAGGATATTGTTGTTGAGACAAGAGAGGGTACTCTTGCTCAAGGTATTACAAAGATTGGTACAACAACAGAATCAACAGCTTCAATCGGCACAGAGATTAAGCAAACAACGCCTGTTCTACACACCATCAGCAATTCTGATGTTGACAGGGCAAGAGTTGCGATCCGCGTACCAGCCCTCACCAGTCAGAACACATCTAACGGAGACCTAAATGGTACGTCTGTAAGTCTTCTTGTGGAATACAACCCCAATGGGGCAGGTTGGATTCAAGCGCCCGTAGGATTCTCTTCTGTCACACTTTCAGCATCGTCCTTCACAGGTGTCACGCTGGCATCTGGAAGTTACGCATTAACATCTGCATCCACCACTGAGTACTATTGCACAGGCAGAGAGGGAAATAATTGTAGAAACGTTACAAAGTATAGCCCATCTACAGCAACACTTCAGTATCAGAAAGATGGCGGGGCTTGGACTACATTCAGAACCTACACATTCACTGGTAAACAAAATCTTCCTTTCTCCTTGCCGGTACTGGAAGCATCTACATACTCAATACGTGCCTTGATGTCAAGTGGTACGGCCTCTCTAACCTATTTGAGCGGAAACAAGACGAGTGGCGAAGTAACTATCTCCGGTAAAACAACAAGCCCGTATGAACGTGAAGTTGAATTTACACTTACCGGAAGTGCACCTTGGCTTATTAGAGTTAGTAGAATCACACCAGACAGTGTTTCAAGCTCTCTACAGAATAAAACATATCTATCTTCTGTTACTTCTATTTTCGAAGAGAAATTCAGATATCCTGCGACAGCTTATGTTGCATTGAGTATTGACGCTGAACAGTTTTCAAGTATTCCATCTAGGGCTTATGATGTAAAGCTTCTCAAAATCAAGATACCAACCAACTATGATCCTATTGCACGCACATACACTGGCGTTTGGGACGGTACTTTCAAGGTTGAATGGAGTGATAACCCTGCTTGGTGTTTCTACGATTTGATTACAAATAAGCGTTACGGTCTTGGAGAAAGAATTGAAGTCTCTCAGGTTGATAAATGGGCATTGTACGATATAGCTCAATATTGTGATGAGCTTGTTGATAATGGAGACGGTGTTCTTGAGCCTAGATTCACTTGCAACGTGCTAATCCAAACAAGAGAGGAAGCTTATAAAGTATTGCAGGACATGGCTTCAATCTTCGCCGGCATCACATACTGGGGTAGTACATCTGATGGATTCCAAGGTATTATCCCTGTACAAGATAAGCCAGAAGAAACAGTTTCCTACATCTTCAACAATAGCGATGTAGTGGATGGTGTTTTTAGCTATCAGACAGCAAATGCTACGACCCAATATAATGCTGTGTATGTCACATACAATGACCCATCCGACGAATACAAGCAGAAGGTGGTGTATGTTGGGGATGATGAGGCAATTTCTCAAGATGAGTTTGTAAATGACACAAGTATTGTAGCTTTCGGGTGTACTTCTAGAGCACAAGCAGTGCGCCTCGGCAGGAGAGTGCTTTTTGCTAACAAGTATGAGAATGACGTAGTTACATTCAGCACAGGTGCAGATGGCGTTGTTCCACAGATTGGTAGCATCATCAAGGTATCTGATGAATTAAGGACAGGGGAGCGGCGCGGTGGCAGGGTTGTTGAGAAAATCTCCAACACATCCATTGAAATCGATTCTCCATTTACCTTCCTGTCTGGGACAGCTTACAAGCTTTCATTCATCAAGTTTGATGCAACTGTGGTCGAAGTGGATGTCACAACAACAGGTACAACTTCCGCAATCGTGGAGTTTACCCCTGCACTTACAGATACCATTGCTAAGAACACACCATTTGTGATTTCTGATGTTGGACTTGAGGCTGAGTTGTTTAAGGTTGTCAGTGTGTCCGAGACAGATCAGCACACATACGCAGTTTCTGCTGTTAAGCACATACCTAACAAGTACGGATATATTGATGACTTAGTTAACCCAACACTGGCTGACACATCTAACCTAACCTTCAGGGAACCTGTTTCCGATGTAACAGCTTCTGAGGTTTTGTATCTAGAAGGCGTATCAATCCGCTCTAAGCTTACAGTTTCGTGGAAACCTGCCAGATTCTCCTCCTCATACAGAGTAACCTATAATGTAAACGATGGCAACAATGTTACATTAGATACACCATACCCTTCTATCGATATTCTAAATACTGAGCAAGGCTTATATGAAATAAGTATTGTCAGTGTTGATATTCTAGGTGGCGTTTCATCCCCATCTGTGAATACTTTTCAGGTATTAGGTAAGTTGTCTCCTCCGGCAGATGTTGAGAATTTCTCTGTAAGTGCATTCGCCAATGCAGCCAATGTTACGTGGAAACTACACCCTGACTTGGATGTAAACATTGGTGGTTTTATAGATATACGTCATACCAGTAAAACCGTAGATTATAAGTGGGAAGATGGTAGCCCCATAGCTACAGTTGCTGGGAATGCAACATCTGCGATTGTACCATTGCTAGCCGGAACATATATGGCAAAGGCACTAGATGCCAGTGGAATCTATTCAACAAATGCAGCTTTTTCTGACTCTAGTTTTGCACAACTACAGCAGTTGAATGTTGTTGTGACAAATCAGCAGCAAACTGATTGGCTGGGGAATAAAACAAACGTAGCAAAAGTTGGGGATAAGTTAACACTATTGTCTGATGGTACGATTGATGATGTCACGTCATTGATAGACGAATTGGCGTCTATTGACCTGCTAGATTTCTCCGTCCTGTCTTCTGGTGAGTATGAGTTTGATAATTACATAGATATTGGGAGTGTTGCAACTTCTCGTGTTACATCAGCTATTGAGTATTTGGCGTATGACTTAGCAGATCAAATAGACTCCAGAACCACTTTGATTGACGATTGGGTGAGTTTTGATGGCAACGTAATCAATACGTCTTACGTAACACTTTTCATCTCAACAACAGAAGACGACCCTAGCAGCATGTCCGCTGTCTGGACTAGCTGGAGAAGCTTTATTGTTGCTGACTACAAGGCAAGAGGTTTTAGATTTAAGCTTGTATTCACGAACCCTGTCCCCACTAACAATATCGACGTTAGCAGGGCTGAAATCCAAATCGATATGCCTGATCGTGTAGAAGGTCGTGACGACATTGTTTGCCCGATTGGAGGATATTCCGTAGTCTACACAGCTCCATTTTATGTCAAACCTTCTGTTGCAATTAGAGTAGATAATATGCAGCAAGGAGATTGGTGGGAAATCACAAACAACACAGCCTCGGGTTTTGACATTAAATTCAGAGACTCAGGAGGTACTTATGTATCTAGGCAGTTTGATTATATATCAAAAGGCTATGGGTATGTATTCATTTAAAGGATATTTATGTCTCAAACAGCACAAATTGTAATTGCAAACCAAGCAGGTGCTCCATATCGCGCAGCTGTTAACGATATGTTATCTGCACTAAATACGTCTTTTGCAGGAACAACACCCCCTACAGTATCTGAAGCCTACATGAACTGGTTGGACACTTCTGTTACACCTAATGTGCTTAAGAGGAGAAACTCCTCCGACACCGCATGGGAAACACATCCTTTGCAGGCACTGGCTGATGCTAACAAGGTGACAGC